CAAGATCAAGCTCAACTTTAACCACCCCGTTAAGGAGCTTATCTGGGTTGTCCAGCCCGATCAGAACGTTGACTATTGCTCATCCCTTGTGTGCGATGCTCTCTTGTTCAAGGTCCTAGGTGCCCAGCCTTTCAACTACACTGATGCCATTGATGCTCTCCCTAACGCCATCCATGCTTTTGGTGGTCCTGCCTCTGTTGCCGCTGATTCCCGTGCTTACATTGATGCCCGTGGTCTCTTTGATGATGCCGGTGCTCTTGACTATCATATCCCCTCTGGATTCACTGGATACTGGCACGGTCCCCAAAACCCCTACAATGAGGCCAACTTGGGAGGCAAACCTGTCCCCCAGAACCCCAACCTTGGAGTTGACCCCTCTGTCCTCGCTGCCCTCAAGGATTTATCCAATGGTCACAACGATAACTCCACCGTCTCTGATGCTGGTACATTCGTTTTGACTGAGTCCTCTTTGGATATGCACTGCTGGGGACAGAACCCCGTCGTCACTGCTAAGCTCCAGCTCAACGGCCAGGATCGCTTCTCTGAGCGTGAAGGAACCTACTTCTCGTGGGTTCAGCCTTACCAGGCCCACACCAGAAACCCTGATGAGGGTATCAACGTGTACTCCTTTGCTCTCCGCCCCGAGGAGCACCAGCCCAGCGGCACGTGCAACTTCTCCAGAATAGATAACGCTACCCTCCAGCTTGTCCTCTCCAACGCCACCGTTGAGGGAACCAAGACTGCCAAGGTCCGTGTCTATGCCACCAACTACAACGTGCTCAGAATCATGTCGGGCATGGGTGGGTTGGCTTACTCAAATTAAGTGAATTGAAATATAATATTTCATTTAAAAACAACTTAAAGACATTCATATTATATAATATACAATATGAATTACAAATTATCATATGATTTTGAGCCACATTTAAATTGTGGTATTATTAGATTTAATGATAAATATGTGTTGATAGATTTTTCAGATTTGTTTTCAATCATAAATTTTGAAAAAAATTTTATTTATTATGATACAGAAGAAAAAATGTTTCCTTATTATTTGCGCCATAATCAAAAGATTTCATATTTAGAACACATGTTTAAATATGATAGTTCAAATATTGAATATATATTCAAAAATAATAATTCATTTGATTTAAGACGTGAAAACATAACAATTTATCATAATTATCATAAACATATTGTTGACAAAAATGAAATATTAGAATATACACTTGGTCATTATATAGAAATAGGTAAGGATGCTTATGTTATTAAGAACCCTATGTGGAAAATAATAGAAAATAAAAAGGTATATTGGTTAATGTATTGTGAAACTAACACTATTATTAAATTATGTTCTGAAAGTTATCAAAAAATATTAGATTATGAAGGTCAAAATAATGATGGTAAAAAATTAACATTTTTTTGCCATTTAAATGGATATATTTGTTGTTCATCTGGATTATATATCCATCAAATAATTACTGGTTGTTATGGAAATGGTAAAGGAACAAAAAATATTAGCGTTGATCATATTGACCAAAATCCATTAAATAATACATTTGAAAATCTTAGAATAGCAACAAGAGAAGAACAAGAACAGAATTCAAAAGGAATCAAAGAAGGAACAAAGAGAGAAAGAAAACATAGTGCAAAATCATTACCAGATGGAATTACACAAAATATGATGAAAAAATATGTAGTTTATTACGAAGATTATGCCGATAAGGAAAAAAAGAGATTGCGGCAATATTTTAAGATTGAAAAACATCCTAAATTAAATAAAATATGGATAGGTTGTAAGTCAACTAGTCTATCTATTCAAGACAAATTAGCACAAGTACATAAAATTATAGATGATTTAGAAAATGGTGTATATTCGCAAAATAATATATAAAATTGAAACAAACTTAAAGACAAGAGTATATGATATAATATACAATGATGAACATATCTGAAGACAACAAAATACATTTACAAAGATTCAAAAATGATCTACCAACCGCTTCTTATATTGCTGGTTTTATAGACGGTGATGGATGTATATTTATACGAAAAATTGTTGATGGATATCAATCTGGATTCACAATTACTCAATGTAGAACTAATATATTACAGGTAATTCGTTACCATTTTGGTGGATCAATTACTTCATCTGAGAACAGAAATAATAAAATAGAAAATATAATGGATGAAAATAATCAGTTTATTCATAAACATAATGTAAGAAATCAATATAATTTATTAATTAGAAGCAATGAGTATCCGATATTATTAGAATATCTACAAAATTCATTTATAATTAAAGAACAACAATATAATTGTTTATATGAATTTAATAAAATATCAAATTTACCAAATAAATTAGAAGAAAAGGAAGAATTATATAAAATATGCAGTGAGAATAATGTTAAAACAACTATTTTAGAAAGTAATTTACATAAATTACATATTGAATATATAGCAGGATTATTTGATGCTGAAGGATGTATTTATATAAATAAAACAAAAAAATGTAGTTTTTATATATCAATTGCTCAAAAAAATCATCCACTAATATTACACGAAATTGTAAAATTCTTAGGGTTTGGAAATGTATCAAAATCAAATATAGAATTTATTATTTATAATAAATCAGATTGTCTACAATTTATTCAATTAGTCAAAAAACATTTAATAGTCAAATATAACCAAGCAATTGCGTTTGAAACATTTTTACAAACCAATGATACAAAAATAAAGGAACAAATGTATGCGATATGTAATGAAGAAAAACATAATATAGAACTATTTACAGATTTAAATCAACACGATAATGGTAAGGAAGGGTATTTAGAAAGATTAAAAATAATACATTTTAAAGATCAACTTTGTAAGGAAATACATTTAAAACAGGTTTATAAGGAAAAATCAGAAAAAATGATGGGAATAAGTAATCATAATTTTGGTAAAACATTTTCAGAAGAAACTAGAAAAAAAATGTCTATTTCCATTAGAGAAGCAAAAGGAGGGGTAAGTGATGACATTATTATACAAGTTAGAAATTTTATTCAAGAAGGACGTAGAAATATAGAAATACAGGAATTACTTAAATTGCCAAGGCATACTATAACAAAAATTAAAAATGGTGAAATTGTTTGTAGAAATGAAGTAAAAACTGATAGAAAATCTTTAACTCAAGAAGAAATTAACTTATCTAAACGGAAAATTAAAGTAAATGAAATTATTATTGTAATTGAAAAATTAAACAAAAAATGGCAGCCCATGCAAATATTAGACCATTTAATAGAAATAAGAAATCGTAACAATATTCAAAATAATTTAACAATTGACATTATTAAAAATATAAAAAGAAATTTAACAAATGGTAAACCAGTTATTTATGAATCAGAATTGACTAAAGTTGATTATGAGTATTACAATCAACTTATAAACATCTTCGCTAAAAATTAGCATAAAAATATATGTGTTATATATAAAATGGATAACAAATATAGAACTCAATTTAATCAAATGAAAAAGGAAAGACGTCAAAAAAAACGTTGTGAAAAACGTTCTATTACCGGTGAAGAAGTTATTTTTATATTTGAAAAATTTATTGAAGGTTGGAGTACAATTAGAATATACAATACAATTATTCAAAATGATAAAAGCTCGTCTGTAGATAAGAAAAAGGTGGAAACTATTGTGTCAGGAAATTGTAAAGTATATGAAAATGAATTATCAACTGAAAAATACAAATATTACCTAGAGCTAAGAGAAAAAATCTACGAATTACATAGTAACACTAATAACAAATAATTTGTTCTTATTTTGAAGCAAACCACGGTAACCCACTTTTATACAAAAACGGTGTTGGTCAATACGATTTAAATAATAATTAAGTTAACGAATTTACCTGTAAATATCACTGTATTCGTGAATTAAAAATGAGTGATAAACGTTGTCATAATCACTTCAAAATAATGTTTCATATAACGGGTTTCATTATAAAATTTTAGACAGTAAATTAATTATTTAAATATTACATCTTTAGATTTCCAACACAGATTAATTAATTTTTCTCTTTTCTTAAATTACAATCTCT